AATCCGGTCTTACTTTTGGCATCGATGTGATTTGCGTGGCGTTGGAGACACTGGATAACAGTGAATCCGATGATAACAATGCCCGTATCAAAATCCGTGTTCTGTAAGAGTTGCGGATAAAACAACAAGAACATCGAGACAAAGAAAGAAACATAACATGGACTTCATTTTAAATGGACAAGCACAAGGGAGCGTAGCTACTACGCTTTTGAACAACGGCTTTGACGTTGCTACCTTGCGACCTTGGATCGGCAAAGACGGCCGTTCCTACATCGCACAGAACATCAACGGCAAAATGGTTGCCGTTCCTCAGCAGGTCAACAACGGAACTCTCCGCAAGGACGAGTGGAAGATCCTGGACGAAGCAATCGTGGGTGCTGCCAAAGAACGGCTGCGCGTGGTTGCGGATCTGCGTAGCGCAGGTCTTACGTTCAACATTCCCAATGGTATGGGTAAGACGGTTCTGGAGACTGAGACCGTTGGCGATATTACGCCGGCGACGATCAGCATGGACCCTGCCCGGGAAGGTGAGAACGATCGGCCGGAATACGACCTGACGAACTTGCCTCTCCCGGTTATTCACAAGGACTTCTTTTACAGTGCGCGCCAAGTGGCTGCGAGCCGTAACATGGGAGCTTCCTTGGATGCCACATCTGGTCAGCTTGCTGCCCGGCGTGTTGCTGAAGAAGCCGAGAAGTTGGCTTTGGGAACTGGCAGCTCGTTTGCCTATGGCGGCGGAACGATCTACGGGATGACAAACTTCCCGAACCGGATCACCCGCACCATCTCGGCGCCCACTGGTTCCAACCAAGCCACCACGGTTCAGGATGTCTTGGCCATGCGCCAGGATTGTGAAGACGCCAAGCATTACGGTCCTTGGGTGCTTTACAACTCACCGTCATGGGATCAGTTCCTGGATGATGATTACAGTTCTGCCAAGGGTGACAACACCTTGCGGCAGCGTCTGCAAGCCATCAACGGGATCAACGATGTCCGCACCGCCGATTACCTCGGCACCGGATACCAAATGATCCTGGTCCAACAGACCAGTGATGTGATTCGCATGGTTATCGGCATGGATGTTACCACGGTTCAGTGGGAAACCCATGGCGGCATGCGTTTGAACTTCAAGGTCATGGCGATCATGGTTCCTCAGCTCCGCAGTGACTTTAACGGCAATGCCGGAATCGTCCACGGTTCAACCGCCTAATCTCCCCCCACGCAGGGTGAGAATCAGTCGAGTGCTGATGCCCCGTGGGAGTGGTTAACCCACGGGGCAACTCGACCAGATAATAAGGTGTAAGATTTAACCATTATGAAAAACTCATATCAAGTAGTAGCTGGACAGCACATCACAGGCGGCAAGACCTTTAAAAAAGGAGCCTCGGTGGTGAGTGATCAAGACCTCGTTAAAATGTATCCTGGCAAGTTTCGTTTAGAAGGACCGGTAAAGGTTAAGAAGACCAAGCCCGCTCCGGAACCGGAATTTGAACTGGAGGAGGAAGACGAGACCGTAACCGAAACTGAAACTGAAACCCTTCCCCCTACCAAGGCCAAGAAGAAAAAGGCCAAGACGGAGAAGGCCGATGATTGGGATGACTGATGGCTATACGAACAACTGAGGCGGCGGTCCAAGGTATCATTGAAGTAGATTCCGCCATTGCGCTGGATCCTTTTATTGAAGGGGCGAGTGCCTTAGTTGACGACATAGCTGCGGTGGAAAACGCACCAAACGCAACACGACTTGAGCTGATAGAGCGATATCTATCAGCTCATTTTTATACTTTACGCGACCCGAGACCGGTATCCGAAAGGGCCGGCCCCGTGTCCCAAACGCTCCAGAGCAAAGTGGACTTGGGACTCAACTCTTCCCATTACGGGCAGATGGCAATTTCACTCGACAACACCGGGCTTCTAACATCCGCTTCTAAAGGTAAGGTAGCGGGCGGAGTCGTTTGGTTGTCGGACGGAGTTTGATATGGTATGGACAGTCACGAAAGAATGGGAAGGCCAGGACGCTTACATCATAGGAGGTGGCGCCAGTCTAAGGGATTTCGATTTCTCTTTGCTCAAGGGTCGCAACACCATTGGCTGTAACGATGCCTTTCGTCTTGGGGAAGACGTTATCAAGGTCTGCATTTTTGGAGATGCAAGCTGGTTCCAAAGAACGAAATGGGACTTGGAGAAATTTAAGAATCCCATCTATACCGTCACCCCTTCCTTAATGCGGTTGAATATCAAGTTCCTCCGCCAGATGAAACGGGAACGATTGGGGATACATGGTGGCGCAAGTCTGGGATGGAATTATTCTACTGGCGGGTCTGCTCTAAACCTCGCCATCAATTACGGAGCCAAACGAATTTTCCTTTTGGGGATGGACTTACAACTCATCAATAATAAATCCCACTGGCACGACCTCCGGCCCGGACCGACACGGGAACCAATCTTTGCCCGGTTCATTAAAGGCTTCCAAGCCATCCATGATCAACTGGCCCTTCACAATGTGGAAATCGTCCACGTTATCGACGGGGAATCCCGTCTACCATTTTTCAGGAAGTGTGGCTTGGCTGAATTTGTGGAGTATGTTACACCTCTCCCAACACCAACACCGAAACCAATCTCGCGGATTCTGGAACACGCCTTATGAGTATCATTAAAAAGATGCGCAAGCAAACCGCGGTATGGTGGGCGAGGAATGCCTCGGTGGATCGCTTTGGAAAATACACGTATGACGAGCCAGTGGAAATCACGTGTCGTTGGGATACCAAGGGAGTTGAATTCCGGGACAACAAAGGGCAGACCGTGATGAGCGATTCTACGGTTTATCCGGATCGCGTTCTCGTCGTTGGGGACATGTTAATGGAAGGGGATTTGGAAAGCGACACCGCCAGCGATCCCACCACCGAGACAACGGCTTACGAAATCAAACGGTTCGACAAGACCCCGAATATTAAGAACACTGAAACACTCTACACGGCATATCTATAATGGCACGGTTCGTTCGACAAACTTTCAAGTCTACGGGGATCACCAACATCCTCAACAATTTGAAGCTGAACCAAGCCCAGATTGCTATCCGGATTCCTCTGGCGTTGAAGGCGGTCGGGTTAACGCTCCAAGCCTCGAGCCAGAAAGCCGTTCCCGTGGACCTTGGTAACTTAAAGGCATCCGCTTTTACACGGGCCACATCCTCCGGTATTAAAACAACCGTCACCGTAGGTTATACCGCACGATACGCTTTGTTCGTTCACGAGTTAACCGAGATGAAAGGGAAGGGGCTGGATCGCCGGGCACCATCCAAGGGCAAGTATTGGGATCCTCAAGGTCGGGGACGGGCTAAGTTTTTGCAAGGTGTGGCGAACGAAACCGAACCCGCACTGCGGGCGTTATTTATTAAACTGATGAAAAGAATCCCCAAAGGAAAATAGAAAGGCTTTACCATGGCGAGAGAAATTACACATCCAGCAACCGGGGCAACCGCCAATCAGGTTAAGGAATTGATGGCGACATTTGATCAGGGTGAGTTGGTTGCTCTTGGACTTGTCGAAGGGCATGTGGGCTTACGCCGTTTCGGTCTCCAAAACACCATTGGAGCTGCCGCAGATAGCGTCATTGGAGACATTGTAGACCAGCTTGAACCGTGGATGCCGTTGATATCCCAAGAGGTTGAAGTGGTAAGTGATGATGCCCAGGATGACGCAACCGGAGTTGGCGCCCGGTCCATTACCATTACCGGACTTGATGCAGATTGGATGGAGCAGACCGCCGTTGTTGTATTGGATGGATTGACGCCCGTTGTCACCACTGGTCTTTTTTGGATGAGGGTTCACAGTGCCGTTGTTACAACGACCGCTCAATACCGTGGAACTTCAAGCGGCAACATCACAGTTCAGGAAACGGAAAGCCCTGCGGAGCCGATCGTAATGATCCGGGCGGGGCATGGTGGTAATCTCACCACTCATTACACGGTGCCAGCGAATAAGAAGTTTTTGGTTCGTAATTGGCAACTTCAAATCGAGTCTGGGAAAACAATGGAAGTCCATTTTTGGTTCGCACCAAATGGGAACGATATTGTTGCCCCCTATTCACCGAAAATAACCTTGCTGGAAACGGAGACGGTGGTGGGGACGCTGAACGGCACGTTTGATCCTCCATCCATTCTCCCACCCTATTCCGATGTCTGGGCAACGGGATTGGTATCCGCACAGACCGGCCAAATCTTTTTTGGATATTCAGGAGTCCTAATTACACCATGACATCACCAGCCGATATAATTCGAGAACTTTGTGGGATCTTACTCCATACCGATGTTGCCGGTTCGCCGGTTACGTGGCCGGGCTACGTAGGGTTCCTCCCAGACTTCCCCGCGGAGGCCGCAGCCTTCTACGATGAGAAGGGTGTGGATGATGGGAGATTAATGTCCGGAACAAAGATCGAGCACGATGGAATCCAGATAGTTATCCGCAGCCCGGTTTACCAAGACGGATGGAACAAGGCGATGGACATTGCCCTTGCGCTGGATATTCAAAACAATGTTTCTGTGGACGTGGTTTCCGATACCGAATACATTGTTGTCAATGTGAGTAGGATCGGAACTGTTTTATCCGTGGGCGTGGATGCGAAAGATGGACAGCGGCGTCATTACTTCACAATCAATGCGAAGATGACTTACCGCTTGGCGAGTCTGTAATAGTTAACAACGTAAAGAAAGGTTAGACATGGCAGCGAATGAATTACGATTAGATGATGGGTTCGCAACGTTTATCACGTTCGAAAATATCCCCACGATCAAACTGTTTGAGAAAGAGGTCAACCCTCCGGGCATGACCGCCAATGGTCCAATTGATACGACCACCATGCGCAACACGGCATGGCGCACAATGGCCCCCAAAGCCCTCAAGACGATGCCGCAAATCTCGGCGACCGTTGCGTATGCCACGGATGCGATCGACCCCTTGTTCACGCAGGTAGGCGTCAATCAGCCGATCGTGGTTACGTTTCCGGATGCTTCCACCGTTTCCTTCTGGGGATGGATCGAAGAATTCACACCGGGAGCCAACGTGGAAGGTGAACAACCTACCGCAACCCTCACCGTCCAGCCCTCATTGCGAAATGATGCTGGTGCCGAGGTTGCCCCGGTCTACGCCTTTGAATCCGCGTCCGCGTAAACAAAACTAAGCACTCAATAAAAAACTGATATGAAAACCTACAGCCTAAAGAAAAACGAAGTCGACATCACCATTGAAAAAGAAGAAGCCGGGCAATCGGAAGTGATGAGCTTGCGAGAAATGACCGCATCGAAACGAGACCAATACCTGGATCGGTTAGCCAGACGGATTAAGATTAGTCCGGATGGGAAGTCGCAGGGTGTGGCCAAGTTCGACGGTCTTCAAGCAGACCTCATTTCCAGTTGCTTATTCCGTGGTGAGATTCCCGTTTCCGTGGCAGAGGTGCAAGGCTGGCCCGCCGCCGTTGTCGGAGGTATCTTTAAAGACGCCCAAGACATGAACAAGCTCGGCACCGAGCATGCAGAGGCTTTGGAAAAAAACGAATGACGGGTGAGAGGCTCGCGTGGTTTCGTGTAGCCTCTCACCTCGGCATTCCGGTGGAAGAACTTGCGGAGAGAATAACTCACCGTGAGTTTTTAAACTGGTTAGAGTTTTTGGATTGGGATGAGAAACATCATTCTAAATCGGATTACTACCTAGCCCAAATTGCGGCGGAAGTCCGGCGCAGCTTTGTTAAGAATGCCAAAAAAGTGAAGACAAACGATTTCTTGCTCCAGTATAAAGACGCGAGTGCGCCGTCTGGTAAGGATTCTAAATCCGCGTGGCTTGGATTTTTTAACATTAAACCGGAGAAAAATTAAATGGCTTTAGGTGGATCTGGAGTGGGCGGAAATCTCGGGACGATGTTTTTCAACATCACCGCGAACTCCGCAGGTGTGGTAAGGGGAATGAAGTCCGCGGAAGCAGCCGTTGCTACTGGCGGAACGCGTATCCTTGCCTCTGCCGCTAAAATGTCTTTGGGTGTGGTTGCCGCAATGGGTGCCATTGGTGCGGCTGGAGTTGTTCAGTTTGGACAATTCGAAAAGGCCATGACCAAGTCCACCGCCATCATGGGAGATGTGTCCGCATCCCTCCGCGCTGAAATGGAAAAGACGGCACGGACAATTGCCACTCAATCCACAACCTCTGCCGAAAAATTGGCGGAGTCCTATTTCTTCTTAGCCTCTGCCGGGTTGGACGCAGAACAAAGTATCGCTGCCTTGAACACGGTGAATCAATTCGCCATTGCGGGGCAGTTCGATATGGCCTTGGCCACGGACTTGCTCACGGATGCGCAGTCCGCTTTAGGTCTTACCGTTAAAGACACAACGGAAAACATGAAGAACATGACAAGGATATCCGATGTTCTTGTTAAAGCCAACACACTTGCCAACGCAACCGTTGAACAGTTCTCCAGTTCCTTAACACGGGAAGCCGGTGCTGCGATGAAATCATTCAACATTGATGTTGAAGAGGGTGTTGCGGTATTGGCCGCGTTCGCCGATCAGGGTGTGAAGGGTGAGATCGCGGGAACAAGTTTCTCCCGTATCCTCCGGTTGATGACCAGTGCTGCCGTAAACAATGCGGAGGCATATCGGGAGTTGGGGATTTCAGTGTTCGACGCAGAAGGTAACATCCGGAACATGGCCGACATCGTTGGCATGTTGGAAGGAGCCCTTACCTCCTTGAGCGATGAGGAACGAGTGGTTGCGTTGGAGACGTTGGGATTCCAAGCCCGTGTTCAAGGTGTTATCCTTCCCTTGCTTGGGACTTCCAATAAGATCCGTGAGTATGAATCCGCGTTGCGCAGTGCTGGCGGAACCACACAAGAGGTTGCGGATAAACAGATGCAGAGTTTCTTCGACCAGTTAACCATTACTTGGAATCGAATTAAGGATGTCCTGCTCACCATTGGCGAACAGCTGGTTCCGGTTCTCAGTGTTCTCAATGCCATGTTACAGCAGACGATCGGTGGTGTTGATCAAACGGGGGACGCCTCCAACTCATGGTCCCGGTTTATCGCCCCTGCCCTCCTATACGTGGGGGCAACGCTGGGCGATACCTTATGGGGATGGAAATTAATTGGTAAGGGCG